GGAGTAAACCCGGCGACATCGTCGAACATCCCCTGGGTCTTGTCGAGGAAGGTAAAAAACTCGACCGGAATTTCCGGCGCGTGTTCTGACATCTTGGCGTTGGGATTTTCCTCGGAGATGAATCCCTTGGGCCGGTTGAACGCCTTGTATTTTTCCAGATTCAATCCGGCAAAGCCGGTCGCGGACCGCGGCGGGTCGGCCTTCAATCGCCGCAATCGCCGCAGCGCCATCAGCTGATCGGTGAGATCGTCCTGCAGCCGGTAGATCGCCGCGATCTCGCTCATGCCCCAGAAATAGCCCTGCACCTCGTTCGGCGACACCTTGGTGAAGGGATGAAAGCCCTTCATGTCGGAATCTTTGCTCAAGGTATCGCTCAGCCCGCACAGATTGCGGCGGCGCTCTTTGCCCTCAATGCAGATGTCCTTGACCATGCGCAGCGTGGTGTAATCGTCTCTTTCTCTGTCCTGCACCCACAATTCATCCAGCCGAATGAGCGAGGCCGCCACCCTGGCGTTGAGCGTCGGCGTCGGCACGCCGATGACGCCGACCATGCCGGTGCCTTGGCTGCTGGTAGTCGAGACCGGCTGGGTGCCGCCGACCACGATCTGATGAAAGAAATCGTCATCAAGCTCGTCTTTTTCCTTCGAGGTGATGGCGAATTCCTGCACCTTCGCCATGATCGACGAACGCTCGGGGTGATCGGTGATGGTGCGCTCGAATGCCGACGGTGTCAGATAGGTCGAATGAACGAAGGCTTCCTGCCGATCTAACTCCTCAATGTCCTCGCGCAGCACCCCAAAAAATTGCGGGCGGATGACCCACCCCTCCGGCCCGTCATGGCCGTGAATGCCTTTGAGGATATTGCAACCGTCGATCAGGGCCCCGGACACCGCAGTGGCAAAGGATAGGTCTAAATTCTTGGTGTGAAAGACGCGGTTGAGCTTGCGCGCTGCGGCACCGCACATGGCGTGCAGCGCCTCCTCTTCGTCCTCATCGACCTCGACGGTGTAGCGCACGTCGGTCGGCGAATAGAGAAAGGCGCCGAGCCGCTCGATATGCGGATAGACCCGGTTATAGACCGTAACCGCGCCGGTCTCGGTGCCGGTGTAGTAATAGGACCGGAACATCTTGAGATTATCGCGGCGCTGCTCGGCGGACTCGCGGCATTCCGCGATCAGTTCCTTAGCCCAATCCTCGATATTCTTCTGCGGCAGCTTTAGGCTCAAGCCCCCTACTTCCTGGCGGGATTATCTGCGGCAACGCCGGCGACAATCTCATTTACCATAGAGCGCGGGTCGCGCGAAATTCCGGCCTTGACCGCATTATTATGGAACATGGTCATGGGATTAGGCGCTTGCGGCCCGACCTTTGCCATCGCGATGAGCGATTGCCCGGTCATCGACTGCACGGTGGTCGGCTGGCCCGCGCCTTGGCCCCAGAATTGTGCCGTTTTGCCTGGATCAGCGGCAATAGCGGCCATCTGCTCACGGACCTCGCGCTCGACCATTTCGGTCTCGACCTTGGTCTCGTGGCGGCGGATGATGCCCGATTCGCCCTCCTTGGCATTATCCTTGAAATTCGACAGGCCATAATCCTGCTCAAGAACGCGCTGGGTCTCCGCCGCCGCCTTGCCTTCGATCGAGCCGCCGATGGCAAAGCCTTGCGGGCGCCATTCCAACACCCTGTTGCAAGCCGGATTCGGGCATTGCGGATCACCGTCATTGGCCTCGCATTCGACGGTAAATTCCTGCTCGCAATCGAGGCAAGCATATGTCCGGCGTATGGTCATGGAACTCAATGCCAGTTCTTAGAGTTTTATCGACATGGGTACGATAATTCAGATCATCATAGCCCTGCTAATCGCCGGCTTCGTGTTCTGGGCGCTGCGACTACTCATCGGACTTATCCCGATGGATCCGTGGTTCAAGCAGATCATCGACGTGCTCTTGACCATCCTCGTCGTCGCCATCGTGCTGTTCTACGTCGTCATCCCGCTCTTACACATGCTGCCCGCAAGCCTGCACTTCTAATCGTAATTCCCGCTCCACGCCGCCTCATCCTCGCGCTCGGCGCGTTTCTCCTCGGCGCGGACGAAGAAGTCAGAGACCACGCGACCGATCATAGTCGCGCTCGGGGTTTCCTTGGACAGTCTATCCTCCTCGCTGACCCGGTCATAGGTCTGGTTGGTCGAGATCATCCCAGAGCGAACCCAAGTAATCCAAGCATGAACGCCAAGAGCACTAGCGAAAACTCTATCATCATGCGCCCGGCCTTCTGCCCTGATCTCTGATCCTTCCTGGACCACACGTTCCATCTCCTCCAGCAGCGGCACCGAGAAAACATCGAAGTGATTGACGGCATAGGTGTCGCGCAGCTCGTTCATTATCTGCAGCTTGTTATCCTGATTGGTTTTCCAATTATAGACGTAACCTGCACCCATCGAATCGGGTCGGTGGTAGAGAAACCATCGTACCGCGCCAAATATATTTTCGAGCTCCCCTCCATGACCGGCGACGCCGGGAAGCTGGCGCATGTCAAGAAGCTGGCGCAGATGACGAAGCTCATCCATGATGGCGAAACCGGGACCAGAGACTTCCAGGTTGATGATGACATTCTTGTAGGCTCCCGCTAAGTGCGCCATGACCCAGGCGGCTTGGTAGGTTTCTGGGATTCCAGTCGCGAATTCTGCAACCTGCACAACTCGGTCTGCATAGCATCGAAGAATCTCGATAGCGTGGCGGTCCTTGTCCTCTCGTCCAAAAGCTGTGTCCACTCCCATAACGTACACACCATTGGGATGAGGTTCCTCCCAGATTCGCAAGTCAGCATCTTTTGTATTGTCGACCTGCTCCAGTGCCGTAGCATCGAATCGCTGGCCGATGTGATAGCGGAATGCCTTGAGCGGGATTTCATTTTCATGGATGAAGCGGACATTGTTGGCGACCTTTCGTAACGGGAAAAAGCTTCTCCCGGTCATGATGAAGGCTTCATGCGCAGTCGACGGATAATTCTGCCGCATGAGATCGGCGTCAGGAATTTCCACCGTGCGCATGTAACGGTGCCAAGCCCACTGTCCCGGTGCAATCTGCCAGACGGATTCGTCCGCAACGGCTTGCGCGATCTCTTTCTCCTCCTCGGTGCATTCACCGTCCCACCAGCGGCCATATTCCGGCGCTCCCGCAACAAACGCATAATCCTCCTTAAGGAACCAACCCAGGAAAAAGAGTTTCTGCGTGGTGTTGTCCTTTTCCGCTCCGCTGCACATGTCGAACCACTCGTTGCCGTAGCCGCGCGCGGTCGATTCCCAGATGTAAAGCCGGTGCGGATGCTTCTGCGCCAGAGAAGCTTTCAGGTTGGCAATGTCAGCTTCCGTTGAGCCCCAGTTGGAAACCTCAGTTGCGTGTACAAAATTAAGCGCGCGGGATGTTCCAAGGCTGCCCTTCTTTCCTCTGGTGCCGGCGACCAGATAGTCGATCACCGAGCCGTTCATCAGTTCGAGGTTGTTTCGGTTGTGGCGCTTGATACCGACGCGCAGTCCGCGTGGCAGCGATTGAATATATTGCTCGAGCAAGATCCTGAACTTATCTCTATTGCCGTCGGTGTCGGTGATGATCGAACCCTGCAGCCGGTCATGCACCGAGGCCCAGAACACATCGAGCGCCAGAGAGATCGTCGAAATGCCAAGCTGACGGCTCTTGAGACACTTAAAATCCCTGATCCCATTATCGAGTCCGTCTGCAATCTTCTCCAAAAATCGGTACTGCGCCGAATAGAGAACGTCGAGCAAAGGAACGGGTTTGGCGGCATCGAGTTCCTTGGAGCTTATGGTCATATTGCCTATAAACTCCAAGAAACAGGCCATCCAGGCCGGTTTCTTAGGCTGTTTCGGCAACAGCTGTTTTTTTGACATTGAGGCAATTCGGACAGTGGGCGCAGACATTGAAGCGCAGCTTATCGAATCGCCAACCCATCGCAGCCAACGGGATCGACAGCTCGATCGGACCGTCATCGTTTAAGAGGATCGGCGGACTTTGCGTCCCGCACGATACGCAGACGGCGAAGGTGAAGCGCGCGGTCATTGAACGCGGTGCAGATCCTCAAACGGTTTATCGAGCGGCAGGTGGCGGTTGACGCCCTTGGCGATGCCTTGGGCAAAGTCGAGGGCGATGCTCTCATTCGGCAACGGCCACACCGTGAGAACTACGCTCCATCCGGTCAAGTTGCCATCGAGATCGAAATGCTTTTTCACCTCGATGCGGCAATCGGTTTTCACGTTGCGTGCTCCGGCAGACCGATGAATTCGCCCTTGTCGTTTCGCCCGTCGCGCGGCTCATATTCGATCAGGAGATTCCAGGAGTGCAGCGGCGCCGGATAGAGAAACACGGTGTTGCCGAAATAATAATACATGGTTGGCAGCCCGCGCAGCATGGCGGCGGGCTCATCGGGCTCGCCGTTTTGCCCCCGCGGCACCCGCTCGAAGAAGGCATCGGCGCTGACCTCGCGGACCGGGAACGGGCGGCCGCGCAAGCCTTCGAGCGCGACCGACTTGACCTTGAAGCCGGGTTCAGAGGCATTGATCCGCCACTTGCCGGGAGTGAGTTCCCGCACCTTAATCATCGTCCCCCTCGATATAGCCGGTGACGCATGGTTTCCTCTTCTCGTTCAGCTCGACCATCGGCACCGGGCGGTATTCCGCCAGTCCAGTCGGCGTCACCCACATCTGGCACAGCACCTGCTCGTCCTCGCCGTTGACCTGAAACCCAAACATCAGGGTAGGGTGAAACTGGTCAATTTCCGATTTGATAGCGTTGCTCAAACTTTTCC